CTCTCCATCCGGTCCACCGGAATGCAATAACAGATGATATGCTGTAACTGTCAATATTTCGATGATACAATATGTTTTCCCGGGTAATTTTCCCGGGATTTTTCATATAAAAAAATCCTATCAATCTTTTGACTGACAGGATTCCACTTAACTATTATATTGCCATTAAACAAGAAGCTGTTTGGCAGGCGTACCATTCTCCTGCGTCTCTCGGGTTTCCCCTGTCAAGCCATCGGCGTGTGGACGGGTACGAAATCCTCCACCTCAAACAGCCTCTTGTCTTATGGTATTTAAATAATAACACTTTTATTCTCTTTTGTAAAGAATTCGTTTATTTCGAATCAAACGGCTCCATTCTTTTTCATTTATTTTCATAAAGGTAATAATGGAATTCTTAAAAACCTTATTATCTTTTGATGTTTTCAATCTGAGAATCGTTTTGAACTGCCTTTCATCTGATTCAATAATTTCTTTCAAAATTAAAGCTGTATTGGGTTTATTCGCTTCTATAATATAGTCTGGATCTTCAACAACTGTTTTCAGATACGCATAATATTGTTCATAGTCATTCGGATGTCTCTCCACTATATGCTGGATTCTTTCTTCTGTAATAATTACTTCATCAGTCGTGATGTCATCCGTTATGCATTCATATATTTTTCGATCTATCCTTCCGACTATATGCATATCTGTTCCTTCTTTCTTATCTTCTTTGGTCATTATAGCAAAACCAAGTGTTTTTTCAATATGTTTCTTCATATATTCTTTATTTTTGCCCCGGGGATCTCCGGGGCTTTTTTGTTGGCCGATTACTGCCGATTACACCACTCCTGCAGGGCGCGAACCATCGCGGATGGATTGCTGATCACACCATCAACCTGTGTGCCGAGCTTGCGCTGCATCGCGCGGATGGTCTGTGGTCCGATGTATCCGTCAGCAGTTACCCCCGACCATTTCTGGATGGCCTTGATCAGAGCTGATCCGCCGGACAGATGATTGCTCCACTCGGCCGCTGTGATACCGACGCAGTATTTCTTGTTTGTCGTGGGCTGGTTACTGATTTTCCCGTCCACGCCGGTCCCGAAGATCTCCTGCAGGCGGCGGGTAAGCTCCGGACCCCATACGCCATCAATTGAGATCGCTTTTGCGGTCGGTTTCTGCTCCTCTTTCGGAGCTGCGCCGCCATAAGTGCAATACTTAGTATGGCAGTTAATCCAGCCAGCGCCAGAGAGCAGCCGTCCCCAACTCGTATTCTGGATCTCCGTCACCGTGTAGCTGCCCTTATCCCGGATCACTCCGACAATTTCGCTGTCAACGTTCGGCCTCTTACGGATGTTGAGCGCTGCATCGTTGACTTTATAGATTCCAGGCTCGTATTTCGTATTTTCCGGCTGCTTCGGCGTGTTGGATGCACCGCTGATCAACTTCTTGAAGCGACCCCAGTCATCCCTTTCCATAATCTGGCTAGGGCAGTGCTTGCTGCAGATATCATAGTGCCGATATACCATGGATGCCGGGATTCCGGTTTCTCTCATGATCTCCTTGACCACCGCAACGGTATTACGGAAAGCCTTCTCATAGTCATATCCGCTCTGCACACACATTTCCACGCCGATGCTGCTCCGATTGCCATAGCGTCCAAACAGGTTAGCACCGCCATAGTTGACTCCGACGTGCCAGCATCCTCTGCTGTGCGGCGCTGCCTGGTATGCTGTTTCTCCATCATCAACGTAATAGTGGGCAGACATATTGGACAGCTCACCATTATGCTGCGCTTCTGCATGTGTGCGGGCATCGGCACCCGCACGGAAATTGTCCGTGTTGTGGACTACGATGCACCGCGGATCGTTCTCTTCGTATGTGTTCTGGTTGCTGATAAAAGATCTGTCAATTCTCATGATACTTCCCTTTCTCCGGCAGATTTGCGCCGGCGCAATTATTTAAAAATGGGTATAAAAAGAGGGCCTGTCAACACTTCATTATTCATGACCAAGTGCCAACGCCCTCTTATACTTTAATTAAATATGTTTCTCTTTTCTTTTAGATCTTTCTTCACGGATTCCATGTACTTTCCCGAGATTGTAAAATACAGATGCCGCAAAAGGATCGCATTTACGGTTCAGAGCCTGCTCAAATGCTTCGTATAAATCGCCAAGTGGTGTATCTTTGAAAAATACGACTGGCTGATTTGCTGAAATCTTCAGTTCTTTTTCGATGTCATATGTCGTCTGATTCATGCCCGGACACCTCCCCACAGATTTCCCTGTGCATTTCTGTACTGTACCTGGTCGGCAAGTACGTAGGGAAGCTGATAGCCTGAGATTATCTCAACCGCCATATCGCACTGGTTCCGCTTGATGGCTTTGTATGTAGTGACGCCAAACTGCCGTTTCAGTTCCCGGTAGATGTCATTGTAGACTTTTCCACGGAGAGATCTGTCTGCATATGCCTCGCTGTTCTTTCCACCAAGGCACTCCACGCCTTTCTTTTTCGCTGCCGCCGTGATTCGGTCGATCTCGATGCCGAGAATCGGAAGATCATATTCCAGACGTTCTATTTTCTTATCAAGCGTATCTACTTTCTGGTTCAGTTCCACATTGCCCATCGCAAGAAGCTGGATCTGCTCCGGGATCGTCATGGGGACGGCATGGCGTACAGTCTCTTTCAACTTTTCTTCCACTTTAAGGAAATACTGACGAGCCTGCTCACCTTTTGCTGTTTTGGACTGCATGGAGAGTTTCTTGGCAAAGCTGGCTGTAAGTTTATAGTCTTCACGCTGAATTACGCCGCCTGTCGGCGTCTCGACATTCATGTCGAGTCGCAAATAATCCTCATTTTCTACTGCAAAATCATTTTCTGTAATATTTCTTTTACACCATCTTGAAAATTGTCCTTGTGCAAGTCCAAGGAATTCATAAAGTTTTCTTGCCGTGGTCATTCCGTCCTTATCAATTCCAAGTGCAATCTCAATAGGTGTCTGATTCATTACGTTTACTAATTCCTGCATAATAAATTCCCCTTTCAAATTTAATTCTTGAAAGAAGTTTCTATCTGTATTATAATATTTACAGAAGGAAACTTCTAGGTGTGAGATTCGTCCGGCTGTGGTAGGTGTGGACGAATCTCTATTTTTTGTTTTCGGCATAAACCTTTTTGATGCCTTCCATGACAACCTGATACTGTGTCTTGTTTGTTATCTCACAGCATTTTTCCAACAATTCTTTGTCCTGTTTGGTTGCTCTGATTTTAATTTGCTCTGATTTAGGGTTATCAATTTTAGGTCTGCCTGTTCTTGGACTCATTCATTTCTCACCTCACTTTTCGAGTACACAATAAATATATTACCGTGTACCCAAAAAGTCAAGAGGTATTTTTATTTTTTTCGCCCTACCTGCGAACAAAAATAAGACACAGCCTTTCGCCATGTCTTCCGTTTCTTCGGGGAGGTCAGGAGCATACCCTGACAGGACTTCTCCCCATATTCAATTACTTTCATCGCATTTTCTCCCCAAAAAGGCATAAAAATAACACGCATCTTTGCGTGCCTGTATCGTTTCTTTTGCGCCGGCGCAAAAGAAGGACGGTCTTCGGCCGCCCTTACTCTGGTTTCTGTGTCTGTTTAATAATCTGATTCACATAGTTGCTCAGCCCTGCGACGAGGATTCCCTGCGTGACCGCTGTAAAGACTGCCATCGCCGCCTGCTGGCCGGTGCAGACCTCGCTGGTGGCCAGTACCCAAACGGCGCACAGGACGATGCTCACGCCGCCGAGAATCAGAGGAATATACTTATCCTTTACAGCCTGTGCCTGTTTCAGTCCCATGCCAAGGAAGTACAGGACAATAGCTACAATGATCAGTTCCGGTTTTACATAATTCATAATCTGTTCCATGTCAATCGCCTTTCTTTTTTAAGTGTAATTCATCAATTTCCTGCTTCATCTTTGTGATCATACCGTTTCCACCAAGCACATGATAGGCTTCGTACATCTCGCAGAAGTTCTGGTATGCATAGGATGGGATATCTCCAAGCTGTGTGTACTTGCTGTGGTACTCAATCAGCTGGACTCTGAGTAGTAACATAGTTCCCTTACTGTTCGCGTCTCGATCCCTTTTCTGATTTTTTAAGAGCCAGACGATGTAGCCCAGCAGCACTGGAAGTGCTATCGTATATGTCTGCATTAATATTTCATTCACTGCTCTGTCTCTCTTTCCCACTATTGAACGCAGAAGAAGGACCGTTTCCGGCCCTACTCAGTTTTTTCCTTTTCTTCCAGCTCTGCAGTGTACTTATCATACTCATCCCAGATGTCGTTCTCGAATTTGTCAACAACATCATCGATATCCTTTTTATTGGCACGATACTTTCTACCGTTGTTGATGTAGCGATTGATGATTGGAACATCCGGATGTTTTGCATCCATATTGGCGTCCATAGACACAACGGTCTCGCCGTCAACTGTGATGATTCCAGAATAATGAATGTCCTTTGTGTAAGTTGCTGATACTGCCATATTTTTGTCCTCCTAAAAATTAATTTGTATCTCCAGAGATATTATCTCTCATGGATTCAAGTTCACTTCTTAGATCCGCAACCTCTACTTCAAGGTTCGATCTTCTTTGCTTTTCGAGTTGAAGCTCATGCGTTATTACCGCAATCAAATTGGTATATACCATACTATAAGTATCAATATAGCCATCCTCAGTGTTCTTCCTGTCGTGGTGTACCAGATCCAGCTCGTCTTCTCGGATTCCTAGTTCTCGCATGGCTTCTACGACATCCTGTGCGACGAATCCATAACAAATGCGCCCATCACCGTCAATCATCCGATACTGAACTGGTTTTAAGCGATCGAACAGCTCTGAATGAATATCCGTCTTATTGATCTTGCTCTCACCGAGTGGAAATACGTTTGTTTTGGCGCGGCGATCGGATGTGACCTGTGGGGAGTTTTTAACAATCAAACGCTCCCATACTCTTCCACTATCTCCTAACATAATCTTTTCGGAGTACGCCTTGGTCGGTGCGAACGCTCCAGTATACACTCCTCCAGACCAGCCACAGCCATAAAATTCGACCTCTGCCTGATAACCTTTCTTCTTTGATTCAAGAATAATGCTACCGTTACCAATATCGAGGTTTGCTTTGTTGTTGGCATCCGAGTAAGTATTTACAACAAAAGAATCGTCAACAGCTCCGGCTATACAGCTTCCAGAAGAACTTGATGTCTCCAATACAGATTCGTGGACACCTTTAATATCTACATATTCGCTCTGGATTGACAGAGCCGCATTGCCGGATTTTGTTTCAACCAAAATCTTACCGACACCGCCACATAACTCAATAACCGCATCTTTTGCGTTCTTTCCAAGCTGTATCAACTTATCACCATAATATGCGAGTGTCGTTCCTGCCCGGTTAAGAATCTCAAATGCTGATGCTGAAATCTTAGTCCGATAACCAGACCAAGATCCGCTGGTTTTATTACCAACTTCCAATCCGGTCCCATCAGTAAACTGCATAAAGTTGGTGGCTGTTTTTGCTGCTTGTAAAGGATTCGCATTAATTGAACCAGATGGTAAAGAAGCTAATTTGGTTGATGTCCACGTCACTGTATATGGACCAGAACCTTGAGTATAGTTAAATACTCTCAGCTGCCCATACGGTTCATTTAATCTTGTTATAAGGCCCCACGTTGAAGTAGTCTTTTTATAAATCCATAATGACCATCCGCCTGAAGATCTTAGGAAATCCAATCCAGGATCTGAGTTATTTGCAGAGATAAAACTAAACTGGACATCAGTTGTCTCAAAACCTCTGCCAGCAAGTTTAAATGTTGTTGGATGATTTGCATACCAACCTGTGATCTTTATTGTAGCAAATTCGACATAAAGATTTGACTCACCGTTTCCATTTACCGTATGCACTACCTGATTTGCGTCCTTACCTGCAGCGCCCTGTGGACCTTGAGGACCTGTTGCGCCGGTTGCACCTTTATCTCCCTGAGGACCTTTATCTCCTTTTACACCTTGAGGACCTTGTGGTCCCTGAGGACCAGTTGCTCCTTTATCCCCTTTACTTCCCGTGACGCAAACTGCTGTTGTCGTTGAAGTCGTGTTGTCAGTATAGGTAATCACCGATCTCGTCCAAATATATTTACTGTTCTCCCATCCAGGATAAGTCGTGCTCCACGATCCGCCGGACATGGCTGTTGCTGACGTTGATTTGTAATACTGTTCTACAATAGATTTAACGCCTTTACCGGTTGCACCAGTCCCTCCAGTATCTCCTTTATCACCTTTGGCTCCGGTTGCTCCCTGTGCTCCTGCAATGCAAACTCCATTTTGATTTGGCGAATACGTTCTGTTACCAGCTCCGTCCGTTGTTACCGTACGACTCCACATATACTTTCCATTAACCCATGTCGGCGCTGTCGTCGACCATGATCCACCAGAAAGTGATGTTGCCGATGTTGAAAGATAATACTCAACATCAACAAAAGATACATAATCCTCTGGAGCTGGTGTCCAGTCAGTTGCAATGTTACCTTCTTCTAATTTTTCCCATTGAAAAGTAAGTGTTCCGGTGCCAGTAGCGCCTAGACCTAATCTCGGAATTATAACACTTCTCGTGCTATTTCCACCTTTAGGTATCGTATATGTAACCCAATATTTTGTCATTGTAGTAGTAAGAACGAAGTCGCATAAACCATCCGTGTAGGTTGATCTTTGTCCTTGACTGCCAACTACAGAAATAATATTTGACGGATTATAAAAATGCACTCGTATTTTATCGCCATTGACAGATGACTTTGCCCAGAAGGATAATGTATATACACTTCCATTTAGTAAGACCGTTGTTTTCCATGAGCATTTATCAGCATATCCCGATGTTGGATAGGTATACGTTATGGGAGATTTATGTGTTCCCACCAATAAATTTCGCCCACCGACGACAATTCCTTCCGGTGTGCTACCAACGTTGTAAGCAGTTGAAGTTGTATTATCCGTATAGGTGATGATCGTACGAGTCCAGAAATATGGTTTGTCCGCACTTGTCGCCGGAGGAGTTGCCGACCATACTCCAGCAGGGATCGTAGTTCCAGACGTACTTGCCTGATATGTAATTGCAGTAGATTTAACGCCTTTTCCACTTGCACCAGTATCGCCCTTATCTCCCTTACTGCCGGTAGCTCCTGTTGCACCCCTCGGGATAATTGTATGGCTTATACACAAACCTTTCAGATCTCCAGATGCAGTATTACTCCGATAATAAGCAACATGAGCATTTTTTGTGTCCGTTGCAGTTCCAACGATTGCAAACATATCACCAACCCGGCAACCATTACGAATCCCAGATGTGCTAGACCAGATTCCCTCATGATTGATAGTACCGTACGTAGCCCACTGAGACTCGGTGAAGGCATCTCTAACCACATTTGCCACAAGACTATATCCCTGTGAACCAGTAGCCCCTGTAGCACCTTTGTTACCATATACACCGATAACTCGTTTTGTTGTGTCTACAGTTGTCCCATTTGTATAAGTAATTGTCTCGTAGTTCCAGAGATATTTATTGCTCTCTGTCATTGTCGGAACGGTGGATGACCACAATGTAGGAACAGTCGAATTGGATGTGGAGACTGCGTAGTGCTCAGTAATGCTTTTAATGCCATTTCCGGTTGATCCGGTATCACCTTTATCCCCTTTACTTCCCCGATCACCGTATGATCCAATGATGCAAGGCACAGTTGTACTCGCCACGGTTCCGTCGGTATACTTCACAACCTCATAATTCCAAAGATACTTCTTAGCCGCAGACACCGACTGGACAGCTGTTGTCCATCCACTCGTCGCCGTTGTAACTCCGCTGGAAGATGCCGTTGCCAGGTAATAATTGACTACTGATCCAATACTCTTTCCATTGGTGCCATTTGCACCATTGGTTCCCATACGGCCGACACTATATATCGTGGATGTTGTGTTGTCAGTGTAAGTGATGATTGTACGTGTCCACAGATACTGCCCCGCGGATGCAGATGGCACAGACCCAGACCATGTGCCAGTTGGAACTGTTGTTCCGGAAGTTGAAACCTGGTATGCAACAGATGTCGATTTAACCCCCTTACCCGTATCACCCTTATCACCTTTGGCTCCAGCCTCGCCTTTGATTTTCGCCCACTTATACATTCCGACACTTGTAGGATCATCTTTTGCATAGTCCACGCATGTTCCGATATAAGCGCCAATATCCTCACCACTGTTCCCGGTGAATGTCTTCCCACCGTCATTACTATATTTGATGTGCAGATAACTGGTTTTCCCGTCTGCTCCATTGGTACCTGAAATTCCCTGTTTTCCCTGTGGCCCCTGCGAACCTTCCAGCTGCTGCCAGCTGTACTTCTTCGGATCATCCGAATCCGTCTGTGTAAAATCCACATACGTTCCAATGTATTTTGACGGTGTCTCTGTCATCTGAGACGCAGAGGTCGGATTCGAAACCGCAGAATATTTGATGTGAAAATACGTCGTTTTTCCATCTTTTCCGTCAGCGCCTTTGGGTCCCTGAATTCCCTGGTCACCTTTTTCACCCTGCAGGCCGCGCAAGCCCTGCGGACCCTGTTCTCCCTTAATTTTAGCCCATATATACGAGCCAACTGTCGTCGGATCCGTCTGATTGAAATCGGTACATGTTCCAACATAATCTCCCGGTGTCTCACCACTGTTCGCTGTAAAAGTTTTACCCCCATCATTGGAATACTTGATATGAAGATAGGTAGTTTTTCCGTTCGATCCATCTTTCCCAGGAAGGCCCTGCGTACCTTTTTCGCCCTGTAACCCCTGAAGCCTATACCATGTATATTTTCCAGGATCGTTTGAATCCATTTCCGTAAAATCTACGTAGGTACCAATATAAGTGTTGGGAACCTCTGTCATCTGGCTTGCAGACGTCGGATTCGAAACTGCAGAATACTTAATATGAAAATATGTTGTAGCTCCGTTCTGTCCATCTTTTCCAGCAATACCTCGCTCCCCCTGTGGTCCCTGGATTCCCTGCAGTCCCTGCGTGCCCTGCGGTCCTTGAATCTTTGTCCACTTGTATTTAGATGGGTCGGTAGAATCTGTCTTTGTATAGTCCGTATACACACCGATGTACGTCTTACCGGTTGATTCAGTAATAGAAAAGCCTGTCTTTCCATCCGCACTCGTTGCATAAGCGATATGAAAATACGGTGTTTTTCCATCTGCTCCCGGCTTTCCTTGGATTCCCTGCGTACCATCGGCACCTTTAATCTTACTCCAAGCATATTTCGTTGGGTCTGTGCTGTCCGCTACGACCTCATCTACATACATTCCGACATAATCACGATCCGAATCAGAAACGGAGAAACTGACCTTTCCATCAGAGCTATTTGCATAAGCAATATGCGTATACGTGGATTTGCCACTTTCGCCCTTTGGTCCCTGAATTCCCTGGTCACCTTTTTCACCCTGCAGTCCGCGCAGGCCCTGTTCTCCTGGATCTCCCTTATCGCCTTTCGGACCCTGAAATTTACTCCAGCGGTACCTCGCTGGATCTGTGCTGTCGGCTTTTTCAAAATCCACATACTGGCCGATATACGTCTTATCGACTGCATTGGTTGTCGAAAATCCCGTCTTTCCATCCGCACTCGTTGCATATGCGATATGAAGGTAACTGGTTTCTCCATCCGCACCATCGTTTCCTGCAATGCCATCTGCGCCGTCCTCTCCGTCATCGCCCTGAAATTTTCGCCAGGTGTACTTGGTCGGATCTGTACTGTCCTCCAATATATAGTCCACGTAGGTACCGATATATTTTCCTGTATCCTTCCGCAACTGATTTGCTGTCGGGTTCGGAACATCAGCATATCTCACATGGAAGAAACTAGTCAGACCATTCTTTCCGGGCTCTCCCGCAATTCCCTGATCTCCAACAACCTTTACCCAGGCGTAGACGCTCGGATCTGTCAGAACCGGCTGCTTTGTCGTCCGATTGTATGCAATACCCATGTATGCTTTTCCAGCAGATTTGATTGATATTCCATCGCCCGTTTCTGTATCAGCAAATACAACCCATGTGTAAAATGTCCGGTTCTTTGCCAGTTTCTCAAACTGCGCAGACAGGTTCTCCATCTTCTCGGAAATTCCACTTGATTTAAGCTGATATTCGCCCAGTGTCGCTGTGTACTTATCGTTGCAGGTGGAAGATTCCAGCTTCATGATCCGCGCGGACAGATACAATTCTCCGGCGTCATCTACGATATTGACTGTATCGCCGATCTTGATTCCATCCGGCAGATATGCCAGCTCCACTTCATAGGATACCGCAGCATCATAGATCTTTTTCAACTTGGATACAGCACGGTTGCACAACTCTGACTGACTTAACGTATCATAGGTGTAAGTCTGGACAATATGACCGGTTCCATTTCCTTTTTCGGAAAGATACCGGCTCCATTTGGCCACTGCGCTCCGGGAATAAATCGTACTGCCGGACAGATATATATCGCCGTCATCATACTTATACCCTTTCAGATTGATCGGCGTTTCACTGTCTTCCGGATATCCGCCGGTAACGGAAAGTGCCGTAGCCAGATCTTCTACTGAACTTTTTACAATGATATTTTTCACTTCCCGGTTGATCCGAAGTTCTCGCCCCTGATCTACGCCGCGCTTCTTATGCAGGTTGATATATTTGTGCTTGATTTTCAACCGGTCGATTTCAAAAGTATAGGAAACTTCCGCGTCAAACTGCGTGGCAACGCTCAAAATACGCTCAGAAGCGGTGGTCTCACCCTCCCAGGACAGTTTCCGGTTATAATTGCTGACCTCATTGATTCCAATTTCAAAGCCGGAATCGTCGCTGAATTTTTCAACATAGTAGCTCGCTGGATATGCCTTGTCTGCTTTGTATTCGCCAACTGTCTCGTTCAGGAGATCCATACCGGCATCCTCGGCATAGATTTCTACTTCCTGTTTGGAAATATTTTCTTCGCTGGTAATGATCGTATAAAATTCCTGCTCATCGCCATTCTTCCGAAGAATATAATTGCCAACAGAACCATACTGTTTCGCATCATTCCGCGTGCTCGCCGTGTAATTCAGCGTAAATTCTAGTGTAGCAACACCTGCTTCCACCTCTTCTGTTTTCAGATCATCAGAAATGTACAATCCCTTCGGTAGCTCTGTGCTTGCCTGCCCAAGGACATTCATATGTCGGTCCGCAAAATATAAAATCATAGAAACACCTCCCTGTATTTCATTGTGTATGTTGGCTGTGTTGCCCAGTCCGATGCAATGCATTGGATCTGATTCATTCCAGGCTGCAGGCAAAAGTTCTCCCAATCGTTGCCCAACGCACCAAGATCCTGTCTCGGAAGTCCCTGTAACATGACCTCTCCATTGCTACAGTCAGCTGTCAAAACCTGATTTACCGAAAATTTATTCGGAATATCACGCCATTTTTCTACATTGTCAATTCTCACGAAGATGCCGCGGAAATAATTTCTGGTGACAAGCTGATTTCCTGTATTTCGACTTCCCCACTGTCCCAAATACAATTTCACTGTTGCCACTTTCACATCTTTTAATTCTGGAACTGTAAATTCCGGATAACTGCCCTTCCAGAAAAAACGTATTTTCTCTCCATGTTTCATCATGTCGCTTGCGCCATACGTTTGGCTGTATGGGTTTGCATCTTTTCGATGGCAAGGTTCAAAAGTATATGTTTTGACGATACGCGGGTTGTTTCCACCTACCCACATATTCATGTGCGCTGTGTTTCCGATCGTATCGGTTTTGTATATCTCCTGGCAGCAGATCATTTTTCCGTTCGCATCGCAGAAAGCAATCGCCTGGCAGCCCGTCTGCCCCATAAGACCAGTTTCAAACCAGCTGTTCATGTAACAATAGAGGTGCGTCGCTCCCTTTGCTCCATTGGAATCTACCACATCAATAGATTTCATAGCTCCATTCCAGCCGTTTGTGTTTGGACTTACATATCCACTGCTGGCCAGATACAGACCTTTGATGCTGTCTACGCTCATGACACCCAGCTTTCCAGCCGTCTTGCTGTTACTGTATAAGAAGTTGCTCCCTGTATCATCTTTCCACGCCGCATCCTGTGACCAGACATATTGGTCAGCATAGCTTGTTATCAGTTCGCTTTTTTTGTATGTTTCTCCGTTCAACTCATCCGGATCACCGAACTGAAGAATTTTCTTGGAGTCATTTACAAAACCTACTACTCCATTTTCACTGTGCATTACTGCCTGAAGCTTTGGAAAGGCCCGATAAGTGCCGTTGTACGACACAATGAACGTTTTTCCGTCATCCGCAGTCGGATTCACCGTAAATTCTTCCACCGAATACTTGAATGGATCCGCGCAGTAAAATTCCAGCTCCGCAGTGATCGCATTTCTTCCCGCCGGCACTTCACTCGTTCCCTGCTTTGTTCCGATATAATATTTGTCCGGCTCATCCGCAAAAATAAGAGTCGCCTGTTCTTCATCCAGAAGAGCATTCAGCTTGTTATACGCACTACGAAAAGCCGAATTATCTTCAGCAATCAGTTGATATCCAACCACAATGGTTCTGGGTTGATAGCGTTTGCGCCGGTATTTCGTACCATCGGATACGCCAGTTTCCAGATCTGTAATCTCCGTCCCTAAAACTTCCCGGCCAGACACATATAGTGTCCGGTAGCCGGGAATCACATTTTCCAAATAGTTTCCATTAAACATGAGAGCCTCCGAAGGCAGGTTCTGCCCTGGGTACCGCTCTGTGGTATCTACAAAGTTATACATTAGTTCTCCTGCCTTTCTTTCTGTTCTCCCTTGTCTCCTGTTTCTCAATTTCTTCTCGTGTATACGTTGCAGTCGCTTTTCCAATCTCTCTTCCGTCCAGATTAACCGGTACGTAGATGGTATACTTTCCGCTACTGCTGTACTGGTAACTGTCGTTCAGATCTTCATAGCCTGTTCTAAGGCTCATCCCGATTTCCGGCACAGGTGCAAGCTCTGGAATTTGTATCAGTTCCATAGTTGCCTGTTTTGCTTCCTGGACATGATCCATAAGCCCGTTGATCCAGCCGATTCCAAAATAACTACCAAGCTTATCCGCAACCCGTGACGGACTGTGAATCTGTGCTTTCGCGCGGATTGCCGCCTCTGCAGCAGCCGCAAGCTGTGCCGCCACTGCTCTTACATAGCCAACCTGACTTGCCATACCGTTAGCGAGACCCATGCCGATGTAAGCACCGCTGTTATAGGCCCCACCTGCCGATGATCGCATGGTAATTACGATTGAATTTGACATTGTTTCTGCTGTAGAAACCGCCCTTGACATTCCAGCTGAAACGCCATTATTAAAATTATTTCCAACCGCATTTCCAGAAGTCTTCGCTTTACTTTCACCTTGGGAAAACTGCTTAATCAATGCACTGATCGCAGATTTCGCCTTGTTTCCCAATGCATCCAGCCCAGAATTCACAACATTCACGCTGGAGCGCATACCTGTAAGCGATTTTTCAGCGCTTTTCGCATTTCCGGCGATTGACTTCATACTGGAATTTACTGATTTCAGAGCAACTACCATAAGACCGGTTCCTGCGGCTCCGGCCACCATTGCCGCTGCAAATACGCCAACTGTTACAGCTGCCGCGCCAGAAGATCCTGCCAAAATCACAAAAACTGCACTGGCCGCAGTACCAGATCCAAGTAACGCCGCCAATCCGTCCGCGCTGGCCTTTGCGCCAGCCGCTACAAGTGGAAATGCTGCTCCCATAATCGTCAAACCTGCACCTGCCATCACAAGCGAAGCTCCAAGCACCGCTGCTCCGGCAGCCAATGCAATTACTCCTGCGGCTGCAGCCAGTGCAGTTACGCCGACCAACGCAAGACCAACTCCGAGCACGGTTGCGCCAACTCCTCCAACAGCAGCTCCGGTGCCAAAAACAATCATGCTTGTGCCAAGCTGAGCAATAGCTACCGCTCCCTGGCTTCCATATTGTACAATTGAAGGAAGAACAGCGGACACAACCGCCAATGCCGCGCTGGCAATCAACGCACCTGTTGCTACCAAAACAATAGCGGCTCCAAATGCAATAAAGCCAACTGCTCCCGCTGTTAGTGCTGGTCCAAGAGCAGCCGCTCCAACTGCCAACAAAGCGATTGCCGCAACCATGCCAACCATACATCCAATAGCCAGCGGACCGGCATTTGCAAGATTAATAGCCGCCAAGGATAACAAACTGATTCCGGCTGCTGCAATTAATACCGCAGCGCCAAACGCAACAAATCCAACCGCTCCGGCCGAAAGCGTTGGCGCTACACTCTTGGCCACCAGCATCAAGCCGCCAAGTGCAACCACCATTCCTACCATTACGCCGATAGCCAGCGGACCGGCACTCGCCAACTGAATCGAAGAATATGCCAAAAGTGCCAAACCTGCGCTAATCATTAGCACAGCCGCTCCCAACGCCAGAAGCGCCGGTGCCATCGCTGTTAATTTCTTTGAACCGCCGGACATAGATGAAAACATTTTCGTCATACCAACTGAGAGCCCTACTACCACGCCAATCAAACCGGCAAAAACAGCTATTGCCCCCGGACCAGCATTGGCTACTGCAATTGCCGACTGTGCAAGCAAGTAGAATCCTGCGCTGATTGCCAGCACTCCAACGCCCATCATCATAAAAGCCTTGGCAGACGCTACCATTTTCTTCGCACTACCGCCGCTGGATTTTCCAACCGCCTCCTGGCCTTTTGAAACACCAAATAGCCCAGGTGCGATTTTCCCGAGTCCAGCCTTTGCCAGCCCTCCAACAGCTCCTGTAAATGCGCCAACAAACGGTGCTACAGCCTTAACGATTTTAAAGCCTTTATATGCAATCAAGAGTTTCGGAAGTGCCACCGCTACTTTTGCAATCGCGTCCGAATGTTTTTCCAAAAATCCCGAAACTGCTACAATTCCATCTTTGACCTCTCCCAAAGTGGTAGAGAAATTTTCAATACTTTCTGTGCTACCAAAAGAACCTGAAAGCTTCTTGATATCTCCTATGATCGCCCCAGCCGCATCGCCCAGTGCCGTTCCCGCTTCCAATGCGTCCGTTTTGAAAATATCCCAATATGGTTTTGCTTTCTCAACCATTGATTCTATTTTATCGACAGCCTTTTCGATCCCTTTTCCGCTGGCAAGCTTTTCATCAATTTTTCCAACCGTCTCAGTTGCAATGCCAACCAAACCTCTCATTTTTCCGCCAACCTGGTTGAATGCAGTAATTCCAAGTCCTTCCATAGCAGACTGCAGTTTCACGACATCGTGCTGAAGATTATCCATTTTGATCTCTGCCATTTCTTTGGCTGCACCGTCACTGTTATAAATGGCATTGGTTAACTTGTCAAAATCCTCTGGTGCCGCACTCACGATTGAAAGCAGACCTGACATACCCTCTTTTCCAGCTAACGTAGCAGCGTATTTGGCCTTTAACGCTCCCTCTGCTCCATAAGCCTTTTCCGTTAAATCTGCTAATGCTTCATTATACTTCTTTTCTGTCAGCTCTCCATTGGCATACTTTTCGTCAAGTTTTGCAAGGTTCTCTTGGAACTGATCCATTGGCATTTTGCATTGTCCAAATGCACCGCGCAGATCGGTTACAATGTCCATCAGAGACTTCATCGAGCCATCACCATTCTGCAACGATATGCCCAAATAATCCATTGCATCACTGATATCATCTGTTGGCTTTGCAAGATTCGTCAGAATAGTTCGAAGGCTACTTCCGGCCATGCTGCTTTTCAATCCTGATGAAGCCATGAGACCGAGAGCGATGGCTGTATCTTCTACACTATAGCCTAACGATCCAGCTACCGGAGCCGCATATTTAAATGATTCACCCAACATGGCAACATTTGTATTGGAATTGGCCGAAGCCGCTGCAAGAACGTCAGCAAAATGTGAAGCGTTAGAAACTTCTTTCGTAAAACCATCTTTAATAATTTTGGTTGTGCCATCTGCTGATAAGCCGAACGCTGTCATCGCATCTGTTACAATGTCAGAAACGCCTGCCAAATCTTCTCCCGACGCTGCGGCTAGATCCATTACACCTTCGATTCCATTTAACATATCCTCAGTTTTCCAGCCGGCCATTGCCATATACTCCATCGCAGAAGCTGTCTCGCTTGCGGTGTACTGCGTGGATTTTCCAAGCTGTTTTGCCTTTTCAGACAGTCTATCAAAGTCGGATCCTGTAGCTCCGGAAATAGCTGCTACAGACGACATAGCATTCTCAAAATTCGCGCCAGCGCTTATTGCACCAGCAGTCAAGCTTTTCAGTCCGCTTCCGATTGCCGAGACTGCCTTGGATCCAATCGCCGCCATAGCACCAAATCCAATTCCACTTGTAAGCGTATTTTTCAGATTATCAGCATAACTGCTACATGATTTCATCATTGACGAGAAGTTTTTATCTTCCGCGCACAAAACCGCTTTTACGCTATAAGATTCTGCCATCTGTTCGCCCTCCTTTCTTTAACAACTTGGATATTCCAACAAAACGCGGATCGCTCTTCTTATGTTTCTTTTCCTTCACATTTTTTAATTCTTTTTCATAGTCGAAGAAATTTCGGAATCTTTTGTATACTGGCACTGTTTTCTTCCCAGATTTTTTCTGCGCCTGGGCAGCAAAATTCAGAAAGGCTTGCCGATGTGCCCTGTATTCGTCGTCTACTATCCGATATCTCAGCGCTTCCATCATAATTTCGTACTGTGCTATCGTCAGACGATCAACCTGCTCAAACGATGTGAATCCCAAATACCGGAAGCAGCTGATTGCAGCTTCCCGGTATTGTTCTTCGAAGCTCGCCTCTTCATGGGTTATATCGCCTACTTCTTCGCTTTTTCTTCCTCGATCGTCTTCTCGAGATTCTGGACGCATTTCTTCGTAGCATTTGCACTCTTTAAGAAACCCATCGTATCTTCGAAGAGCTGATTGATATCGGTATCCGGATCATCAATATATTCATCCAGAATTTCTGTAGTTGCTCTCGGATTCTGCCCTTTATTCGCTACGAGTAACAGATCCTCAAGAGACTCTACATCTCCGTCCATGATCCCTGCCACAGCGTATCTCAGGCCAATATTCTTCTTAGCATCTTTTACTCCGTCTACCGGCATAGTTACTTTTTTATTCATTTCTCTCATGAATCCCATGCCAAAATTAAACTGATACACCTGTCCATTGATTGTAAGTTCCATATCATTTTTCTCCTTTACTGTTCAAAAAAGAGGACGATTGCTCGCCCTCTGCATTTTTACGCTCCTGTTTTAGTTGTATCTGTAAATACGTATGCCGCTACTTCCTGCTGTGCGGCTGTCACTGTCACATCGCCTTTCTCGCCGGTTCCGTTTACGCCAAAGGTAAGGGATACTTCTACCATATCCTCGGCATTCGAAGTCTTTTCCAGCTCCGTTACGTAACCCTGGAAATATTTTCCCTTGAATTTATTGCTGCCGCTGGATGCTGGTTCATCCAGATTTGCTTCCCAGATCTCGACCAGTTCATCATTGATCATGGCATCTTCAAGAGAGTCGATCAGTGTGTCGCCCTTGGCAAGAATACTGGTTGCCGTAATCTCAACCTCGGCTGCTCCCGGGGTACGGATCGTGCCATCCTTTGTCTCTGTGGTATCGGCATCTTTGCTTGTCGTTCTGCCGTTCTCTGTCGTAAACGCTAATGCTGTAGCTGCATTTTTAGCCGCATCTTTTTTAAGGCGGTACAGATAAACGATCTTTTTACCACGTACCGCATCTGCAAATAACTGCAAATTCATTGTATTTCTCATGCTGTTCTCCTCCTAACTGAATAAAAAAGTCACTTCTACGATTCCGTGAAGAAGTGGCTGGTTGGTAGTTGTGTCCGGCAATATTCTCTGGTTCAAATCCTGCACCGACCAGGAGAAATTTCCGGTATGTTCTAAGTGCCTGCAAATCTGCTTAATCTGCAGAAGCATCTGTGATACTGTGCCGCGCTGCCGCGGATTGTCATGCCAGACGTGAATTGTCTGGCTTGCAGTGCCGAATACAGCCGTTTTATTGGCTCTGTCATTCAAATCACTGTCTGCCAGATAGACAAACGGATATGGCGTGCCTTCCGGCGGTAAAAATGTGTCGTACACGCTGTCTGGATACTGTTTTTTCAGTTCCAGGAGCAATGCACTGAATAATTCCTGCTGTGGGTCCATGATGTCACCTCGTAAGCTTTTTCAAATCGGATTTGAACTTCTCTTTCTGTGCCGTATAGGAAGGACGCATATACGGCTGTGCGTTCATATAACGGGTTCCATACTCCACATACGCCGCATACTCTGCCGTCGGTTCTACTTCCGCCGTAAGGCCGCCATCTCGGATCTCAAGACCGATGTTTCGTTTCAAATTACCAGTATCCACTGGAGCTTTTCTCTGTGCGGCCTCCTGCAGCGCTGCACCATTATCCTTTACTATCTGTTTCACTTTACTCATCTGCACGTTTTTTTTCAGTTTAACCTGCAGTTTTTCCATTCCTTCCAGCTTGATTTTCGGCATCAGACCACCTCCGATAGTATGAATGTCTGTTTTACACGCAATTTCCGCGTATAGTCCACTTTATAGGTCGTGTTTCCAATCCGGATCCTGTCAAACGGCTTCTGATAATGGTTCTGGAGCTGCACTGTCACGCTACCCTGACGGATCCCACCGTATACGATCTGCATGATTTCCGCCCGCGTATCCATCACAGATGCCATTTTCCGCACCTCTGTTACCTGATCGTCGGCATAGTTTCCAGTCGTTGGATCATACTCACCCGGCAGAACTCGCCGGAAGAAAATTGGCGTATCGTATCTCACAAAAACTTCACCTTTCCCTTCCTTGCCTCCCGCTGGCTGTCCAGATAAGACTGAATATCATCCATGTACCCGGCAAAATCATTTTCAGACCAGGAAAGGCTCTCGCCCTCAACACTGTGAGAGGAGAGCCCTTCTGATCCGATTCGGTTGAATCGAATGACTGAAACATCCAATATGATGTATTCCATTTCTTCCGGCGGCTCCAGACCGCCAAGAAGAAATTTCAACCGCTGTTTCGTGGCATTCAGAATCAGCTGTAGCTGCTGTTCTGTCTTTTTATCTGTGTCTTCCAGTCCAAGAAGCAGTTTCAGATCTTCGAGCATCGACTGCCTCCTACTTCTCTGGTTCTTTTACCAGTTCGATCACCGGGGTTCCACGCAGGTTTTTATCCGAAGCAAGCTCTTCCAGACGCTCTTTCGATACCTTGATTCCCTCGCGTGGGAAAACATCACCCTCTCGGTACTCATGGTCATCGTCATGAAGATCCGTAAAGTATTCAATCACCCTGTACATAGGTTCCTCCTTCTCAGCTCTTCACAGCTACTGTTACATCGCCGGAGCGAACTGCTTTATAATTCTGATCGCACTCAACCAGTGTAATATGGTGTCCTGTTATAGTCTCGATCTCGGACTCACCGTCCCATTTCGTCCAGTTCTTCACATCATCACCGTACTTCACGGTAGTTGCAGATGCTGCGTCCTTGTACTTCCAGTTATCTTTCATGGAAAGCAGCTGCTCTTTCACGGAAAGTTTTGTTTTTCCGGTTTCAGAACCTTCTGCGGATGTCAGGGTCAGTTTTCCCAGTGTCTGGGTATCAGCTCCGCCAACAGAGATATAGGCGATCGCATCCAGGTACTCGCAGAAGATCCGCAGTCCCATGATTGCAAACAGATCCGACATTGCACGCTCATAAGAGCCCTGAGAGTGGAAACCGATGAAATTTGTGGTTGGATCTGTGGTATAAACCAGTCCTGATTTTGCAAATTCAGAATCACCCGGGTCAACATAATATCCGATGATATTGTTGAGTGGAGTGGCGATGACTACGTTTTCCGGAATTTCAGAGCTGATAAAAACAACCTCCGCTCCAAGGAAATTTTTCATGTATTCAAAGCCGAATGCCGTCTGCAGCGTGATGTTCGCAGCGCCAACATATTTGTATACATCCAGTGTGTTCACCCAGAGGGCTGTTCCGGTTGCACTTCTCCGCATCTTTTTAAATTTGTCCTTTACTTTACCGATTGCCATCGCAACCGCCATCTGCCAGGTGCTTTCGTGTCCGGTCATGGATCCGGCTTTCAGCTGAACATAGAACTTATCCATGACCACGTTCTGTAGATCCGTTTTAAATTCTTCATCTGTGGACTGTACAGCGGCATCATAGCCCTTTTCCGCGATCGCTTCCAGGGATACACCTTTTCTGTACTTTTCGATCCGAATGGTATCAAACGGTGTCTCCACTACCTCATAACGGGAATACGGGATTTCCTCACCCTCGCCTACATCGCCGGACTGAAGGGTTCCTGTTACTTTCTTTGTTTTTAATACCGAATTGTTTTCTTTTCGGATCATCCGGGCAATACCAAGAATGTCCAGAAGTGCCTGGATGTTCTTTCCAAAGCTCGTTACAAAGTCAATCTCGCGGGCTTTTACCTGGATCTGTGCCTTACCTGTCATGTTATCCGGTGCCGCAAATACCTGCAGCCCTAATTTTCCAATTCTATGCATGCTGTTTTCCTCCTACTGAAATAATGCAATATTTTCTGCAATCAGCCGCTGCCGTTCAATTGGGTTGCTGACTGCAAGAATCTGTTCTTTTGTCACAGCGCCTTTTCCGCCGGATCCGCCCTTTGGGGCATTTCCTTTCAGGGCATCTTTTACGGCAGCCTGTACTGCATCCTTGTACATCTTTGTGAAAGCTTCGACTGCCGTCTTGGTATCCTCAGCGCTTTCCGATACCAGATGTGCCAGAATTTCATCCGGGATGTTGATTTCTTCATCTGCCAGCATCTTTCTGGCCGTCTTTGACATTTCCGAGAGCGAATTCTGCCGTTTCAGATCTGCCAGTTCCTTTTCCAACTTCCGGGTTTTATACTCCGCTTTCTCTTCCTTTGTCATCTTCGCCAGCTTTTCCGCCTCTGAAAGCTTATCATCAGTCAGTGCCTGCCACTTTTCCTGCGCTTTGGTCACTGCTGTATTTACCGCTTTCTGCACTCTGCGGTCGAACTCCGCGCGATTCTCTGCCTGCCCCAGAAAATCATCAAACGACATCTCATTGCCGCTATCTCCAGAACCTGCTCCGGCTCCGTCCTCGTTTCCGTTTCCGGCTCCGCTGCCGTCTCCTTCACCTTCTGCAAATAACTGCAGGTTGTTCATTGGAATTCTCCAACGCATGTTTCTGTACTTCATTTCTTTTCCCTTTCTGCCCCGTCCCGTTCCATGCAGGCCCGTGCCGTTGCTCCTGGTGTTGTAGTTTAACGACATCCCGGTCACACCTGTTACACAATCCGGACACAGTCCGGGTATTCGTCAGCGATCATACAGATGCCAACAAAAAAGGAATCCACCAGAGTTTTTGCTTTCTCTGATAAATTCCCGTATTTGATATCTGCCCATCCGGGTGATATGCTGTATTCTATTTTATCCTCTGTCAGATCCTCGATCGACCGGATCAGTGTCTGCACCAGTGCCGTTGCGCCGGCGCAAACGATATCCTGCCCCGCTACTGCATAATTTGCATGGCCGAATAATGTAATCTCATCCGGACGGATTTTTACTTCAATCATGGTTGCCCTTTCAGTCTTTGTGTGTTACTGTCGCTCCCCACTCTGGCAGAAAATTGATTTCATAATGGTATTTATCTACATCTGCTCCGGAAACATCTTCGACAACATACATGGTATAGTCATTTAGATATACCAGATCTTTCTTGTATTTGCCCTCTTCTGTCTCGATAATGACCTCAAGTTCGTTATCCGTATTATTTTTCAGGGCAAATGTTCCTGTCAATTCCAGCAGGATCGTGTCCGTCCGTGCATTCACTACTGTGAGTTTCCGCGTTACATTGAAGTTGTCAGCCTCCTGCGAAATGTTGTTGCTGACCTGATTCACTTCTGCGCAGCCGGTAAAGGCCATACACAAAAGCAATGCCATCAGCAACACTGCCATCATTTTCTTTTTCATGTTCTTCATTCCTCCACAAATACCCAGTCCTCTGCCAGCATATCAGCCTGAGACGCAAGCCATCCCATCTGCACACCAGAAGTTCCGCAAAATGCAATAGCCGCATTTCCGATAGCATCATGTTCACAGTTCACAACATCTCCTTCGGCTGTTTTGTAAGAAATTTCAGTTGCCAGCTGAATGTACTGATTCTTACCATTCCAGCCCTTGCGTTTCACTTTCATGCCACGTTTCAGATACTTGATTGCTTCACCGAACGAAAAGGTTGCTTCGCCGCCAAGAACCGGACAGTTTTTCTCATCTGCTACAATCCATTCATCAGAAAGCAGATTCATAGTTGTGTATTCCACTCTTTGTGTCTCGCGAATGTCAAGCAATTCTCCCTGATCGCCGTCCTGCGGTCTGCACTGAATCATAATTGTTTCTTTCTCCGGATCCCAGTACCAATGGCCACCCCATGACGGTAATTTTACTTTTGCTCCTTGTTTCATCATTTTAAATGCTTCTGTAAATTTCATTGCTCTTCCTCTCCTTACATCTCAAAACACTTGTTTTCAAATTTTTTATAGGCATCCAGATATAACTCATGTTTATCTCCGTTGTACGTCAGTTCATAGTACATTCCATCTGGAACCGTAGTACTGAGTAAAGCTTTGTTATTCTGTAAAGTTTTACAACTCCATACAACATATACATCATTTACGCTAATCTGCTTCTGATCCGTTTTGTCCATATGTGCATTGGTATACTCGGCAACCTTTGCTTTACATAAACTTAAAAATTCTTCATTTCCCATATTGTTTTCCCTCTCTTTCTTAAAAATGAGTACAAAAATACCACCGGCCGCTCGACTGGTGGTAACTATGAAATAATCGCGCCAAGTAATGCAGACAATATCACGTTGAATGTTTCAGCACAATATTCTTTTGCTTTCTGCATGCGGCTGTTTTCTTCCAGGAACTGTACGCCCTCAAACGTAATCTCAAATGGTCTGTCTGTTTGGAGCATTGGCGCGTCTTTTGTTTTGTCAACGACCACAAATCCTGTAATATATCCCTTCCTTACAAGTGTTGCAATGATCTTGCACCAATAGCTTTGCGGAATATCAAATAATTTTGAATTCCACGCGAACTGTTCGAGTTCTGGTTCTACACCGAGTTTCATGCATTCGTACAGATATCTCAGTATTTTATACATGATTACTTCCATGTCATTCTTTGCCATTATCGTTTTTTACTCCTTAAACAGTTTTATACGAACGGAACCATCTCTTTTACGTCCTTCAATGTCCTTTTTGCCTTTTCGATCAATGAATTCTCAAACAGATATGAAATACCTTTGGGCGTGATAATAGCATCCGGCAGATCGCCTAAAAGAACGCCATCTTTCGTATGATTAACAGCAATGCCTTTTACATATTCTTCTGTAATCAGGCTTAAAATGATATACTGCCAATAATTCTCAGGAATATTATAAGCTGATGCTGTAAGGTAACACGCTTCTGGTTTTTCACCCTTTTTCAAGCATTCATACAGATATTTCAGTACCTGGTATACAATCACGAAATAATCATTCTGAGCCATTTGTCCTGTCTCCTTATCATCAGTTGATAATTAACTGATTCTTGCAAGAATCACAGTAAAAAGTATTGGTTTTTTCACGGTCGCCAACAGGAATCATAACTCCTGTTTTACATTTTTTGCACAAAACTTTTTCGCCTTTCCTCAAGAGCTTTACTCTCTCATGAGGCGGAATATTCAGAGTATTCGTCATAAACAATCACTCCCATTTCAGATTCGGATATTTATCATTTATATGATTAATTATATCCTGGAGCACTTTCTCTGTCAATTCAATGTTTTGATGCCTGTACTCGTTCACATAGCATTGCAGTTCTTGACTTTTGGTATTTGGCTTGTTGATTTTGGCATGCGTGGCCTCGTGAATCACCGTAATAGCCGTTTCACGAACCGTTTTGGTATTATCAGCATAAATGTTGATTTCTCCATCTTCGAAAAGTCCGTCCAGTCCTTCATCAACATCAACTCCGTACCATACCTTTATTTGAATATCATTTTCCTGAAGATATTCCAACATTTCCGTTCCGATGCTGGACTTTTTCATTTCTTTCATGATATTTCGAGGTTTGATAACGTCTCGCCCCTTTGATCTGCCATCCAATGTTTGGAATATTCCTTCGTTGTCTTTATATCTTGCCTTTCTGTTTTTCGATGCTTCCCATTCTTCTGTGGTACCACCCTGCTCCAGAAAGTCCAACCATTTCTCATATTCTGCACTGTCTTCATAGGCTGCCGTGGAGCAGTGACACCGTGGATGCATCGGCGGCGCGTTCGTTCCCGGCATCATATCCTGCACTTTGAAATGCTTACCATCCAACGCCTGGCACCGCTCGCAGACATCTGCATTCCCGCAGGCAACGTATGTATACTCCTCGAATCCGTTTCGAAGGTAGGACTGTTTCTGCGCTTCTGTCTGGACTCTGGCAAGCTCCGTGACCATGAGCCGCTCTGCATCCTCCCTGCTTGCGCCGAAGCGTTTCTGCAGGTGCACCGCAAGCTCCCGCGGGTTCTTTCCCTGGATCAGCCCCGTTTTCAACAGCTTATCCAGCTCTGCTTTCAGCATGTCCTGGTACATCCAGATCCGGTCAGAATAGGTGGCATTGTGGAATGATGCATCCACGATTGTCCGCGCCATTTTTCCATTTTCCTGCACGGAATTGCCGAGAATGCCCGCCTGTCTGCGAAACTCTTCTATTGTCTGCTGTGTCAGCGTCCGATCGAAATATTTCTGCAGTTCATCGAATCCGGATACCATTTCCAGCCCAATATTGGCTTTCAGCAGTTCCAGACGGTTGATCTTCATGGTTGCATTGTACAGCCGCATCTCTTCATTCGCCTGGTCGGAAAAATCTTTTTCTTTGACGTATTTCGCCGCTTTCCTGCCGTATTCTTCGATGTCAAGCTTGGAAACTCTCCTTTTTGCCTCCGCCAGTGAGATTCCCTCTTTTGTGGCATACTTTGTATAAAATCCATCGATCTCCTTCTGGATCTGGTCTGCCATATACGCATAGGTCTTCCGGATCTCTTCTGCATAGGTCTGCTCAGACATCTTATTCTTCTTGGCATGTTCCGTCTCACGTTTCTGCCAGTATTCCTTACTCGTCATCCTGTCCACCGCCGCCAAACATCTGCTTCATCACTGGATCCGCTCTCACCTTGTTCTGATCGGTATCAATTTTCTTGATTTCATCCTGTACATTGTCCACAATAGACAGCACCCCGAGCTGTGTTTCCTGGCTGACCACACCTTCCAGATTCTTCGCGATCTCTGCCTCTTCCTGCAGGTTTGCCGGGAAATTTGGTGTAAAATGTGGATGGATCTTCACCCAGTCATCTTTTTTCATTCCTGAGACCGGATTTGAAAAAATCAGACGATACCTCCGGTTCATACCGCTGGTAAATTTCCGCTCTTTCGTTTTTTCCAAGTTACTCATTGCCTGCAGCTTATATTTCATGGCGATGCCGGAACTGGTGCCAAAATTCTCATCCGAGATATTGGCCACCATGCTGATATGGAAAATGAGCTTTTCCAGACGATCGATCAGATGCTCCTGCGTGGTATCACCATCCGGTTTCTGAAGAAATTCGACAATCAACCGTTCGGTGTCCCCGTCGAAATTAATGATTCTGTCATCCCGGATATGCGCCACATCGTCTTCTTCCAGCTTGGAACCAAGAACCTTGAGATAGGCATCCGCGAAATAGTCAACATCATTGGCTTTCTCGCTGATCGCCTTGTTGTATGCATTAATCATCGTAAGGACCGGCTCGAAGATTCCCATACGCTCCTTGTTTTCTACGTACTCCGATGCCGGAACGCCGTCGAAGCCGTGTATCTTCTCGTCTGCATCCCAGAGCAATTTTCCTTTGATTGTAAACCAGCGGACCTTCGTCTCGTCCGATACGCTTCCATGAAGGATCTGATTCGAATCGTAATACAGCCGCACGAAATATCGTTCCCTTTCCAGCACGGAATCATCGTAGATCATGAATGCATCCAGCGGGCTCAGGTATGTAATACCGATATTCCCATTCTCATCCACATAATACATTTCATAACCCTTGCCAAAGATACTGCAGATTTTGGACAGTTCAGCATTGTTATCGTCCTGATCGTTGTACTGATCCAGGAACTCAACATATTTCTCAACCGCTTCGTTTCCACCATCAACCAGTAGCTTAATTGGATGCCCGATGAAGAAACCATTCATCGTATCCACGATATATTTTGCAAAATTGACCATGATTCGGTTGTCCGGCTTCCACTTGGGCTTTAACGGCTCATGCAGGATCGGGTAATCCGTCTCGTAGGCCTCCTGCAGCCTGCTGTATCTAAATGCGCACTCTCCGGAATGCCGCATGATAAATTCGTTCAATTTGGCATCTGTCAGCGTCTCTTCCGACGGCAGCCTATACAAATTCGTTTGCACTTCTATATCCCTCCTTTCACCTTTCTGTTCAGCCGTGGTTTCGCCTTGCGTTCTTCCTCAATGGAGTACCGAAGCATCGCCATGGCATCATCAAAAAATGGAACTGGCTCTTCGATATAAGTGTTGGTACGCTCATCCTTCTTCCACTTCCATTGCTGAATTTCTTTTATTGTATTGACGCAGGACGGGTAAATATGGATTCTGTGCTGTTTCAGGTAATCTATCTGGGCATGCACGCTGTTCGGCTCCTTCTGCACGCCTTTTGCGCGGTATCCCGCCTTCTGCCACATCTTGATACGGTCCGGCTCCGCAGAATCGCACCACATGCGCAGGCGCTTGTTGAACTGCCCCTCCGCCAGCCGGATGATCTCGTCCGTGTCCATCTCATACACGTACAGTTCCCGGCATAGATACAGATCACCATCCTTAAAGCCAACCTCACCGATGCAATTGGCGTGATTGAATCCGAAATCCTGTGCATTGACCATGTAATCGAATCGTTCCGGTGAACAGTCAAATTCTTCGACAACATAGTTTTTGAGGATCAGTCCGGCGACCTCGCCCCATTCCCCCAGGCCATACACCCGATACCCCTCTGGATCCACTTCCTTACGCCGCATCATACGTCTTCGGTAGGCATCATCGATAAAGCGGTTCTGCTCGTAGGTTGACTGATGTGTCAGAACATCCGGATCTGACCGGTCAAAGAACACACGCTTAATCCAGTGATACGCCGATACCGGGTTGAACGTCATCCGGATCTGATAGAACTGTCCATCCGGCAGTTCACCACGGAGACGGTCATCAATGATCTCGAAGTCCGCCTGCGTAATTTCCGTTGCTTCTTCAATCCACACATCGGTCAACTTTCCACGCTTGAAAGTAATGGATTTCAGCTTTTCACGCTGTTTCTCATCATTGACTCCACGGAAAATGATCTGATTCCGGTTGATCTTACACTCCATAATCATGTTGGAGCTGTTGATGTGCCAATATCTCTTATACTGCTCCCCAAACATACGAAAAATAGCACCCTGCAATTCTGCAAAAGTGCTATCCCTGTTGGTCACATCCGCCTTTCGGACGCACAAAAGATTTCTTCCCGGATCCTGCATCAACCGCAGGATATAATTCTGCGCCGTATCAACGCTCTTCCCCGAGCCGGCAGAGCCTTTCATGACAATATACCGTTTGCAGCTACGATCAACTTCTTTGAATCCCGGATTCATCTGGACGTTTATATTCATCCGGAATCGTCCTCCCCGTAGTCAATCGTGATGTTGAGATCCATATCTGCATCCAGCTCAACTTTATCCTTGAACATACCAAGGTGTTTTCCAAGAAGCTCCAGCGCTCTCATCTTATCATTTAATCGAACTTCTCTTTCAACTGACGATCCTTTTTCACCATCCATAGTTTTAACTTTCACCGACTGAACGCAAGCCAAATCATCTTCTGTGGCATCTGTTCGAATAGAAGCATCTTCAGAATTGATTACATTTTGCGGATTCACAAAAGCTATTCTTGCCAGTTCCTGAATCACCCGATCCTGATTAATACCAGTCCGTCTTGACCGTTCCGCCATTGATTTATCAACAGCTTCTCGAATTCTAGTATTTTCTAGTAATTTATTTGCATTGGTGTCTGTGTACTCTGTTTTCTTATAACCTGCTCTGATCGCGGCCTGCGTTGCATTCAGGTCGATCAGATACTCATCAACAAATTTTTGCTGCTTTGCAGTCAATTTTGCCATCCTGCAACACCGCCTTTCTGTCTCAAATTTCTGCACGCAAAAATTCCCCGCATCTCTGCGAGGAATCCTTGTATAAGAGTAACAAATCGGAGAATCTCCATCCACTGGAGAGTCGGAACATCACGAGTCGAACGTGAATCCGGGGAGCGGCCCCGTCCATCTGCCGTTGATGGTATGTTCCGATAGGTGCAGAGATCTGCCTGCCACTGCACCATGACATCATTTGAACGTGTACACCGCCCAGGCTGATGCCTGCCCCAATCAGCGGCCAGGCTGTGACACCTTGCCGCCGAAGCTCTATCAAAACACATCGAAAGGAGGCCTTGAATAAAATGCCGTTTCCCTCATCCATTCTTTGGCTCTTACACTATATCACAGGTGCAATAAGCAAAAAAAGGAACTCTTTTCTAAAGCCTAAAATGTACCAGTGCTTTTCCATGAATTTTCGTTATGTTCCGCAAACTGTACCCCATTCTCTCTGCGATCTGCTCCCACTTCATCCAGCGAATGTACCGCAGCCGCAACACGGTCTTTTCCGTTTCATCCGGCATCTCTTCGATTTTCTGCGTGATTTCTTTTCTCAGCCGGATCTGCTGCTCCATCTGTGCTTTCAGGTTGTCCATCAGTTCTTCCAGCTGGACTACGTAGGCTGACAGATCCCCGCAGCTGCTCCCATGCGGCATCCCGTCTTGGATCAGCGCCGGAAACATTTTATTCATCCGCAGATCATCGATCTCTTCCCGAATCTCTTTTTCTGCCAATTCTGCCGCATGGTATCTTTTTAAATATGCTTTTTTTCTGTCATTCTCTTCTTTGTACTGCTCCATCGGTTTCACCTCCCTGTGTATTTTCATATTAGCTGTCATTTACTTTTTCACAAGATCATAGTATTTTGAATCATCAGCATTGCCAGAATAAAATCCAGCATTCCTAAGATCTGATCTTCTTTTGACGGGATGTACGTCTTATTTCCGTCACGATCTTCAATCGTCACTGTTCTTTTTAAACCCAAATACACTTCTACTACTGCCAAAATTATGGTGTGAGCCTTTGAACTGCTTCTTCCACCTCTCCCGGATCCAGCCCAGTCTCTTCGTAATCTTTCAATTTTGCAAGGGCTCCATAGATTTTTTGACTCATATCCTTGGTAATCACATGACCTTCCTGCAGCTGCTCCCAGCTTACACCTCTCAGGTGCCATAATCCTCTTTCACTTTTTTCCGTTAGTCTTACCATGCTTCTCACTCCATTCTCTTAAGTATTCCATCTGTTCTTCATCCTCCCGCGGATCCTTTGGACGCTCTGTCCGGTTCAGCAGCCACGCTGCTGCTCCGATTACCAGCGCACAAAATACTACTATACATTTGGTAGCAGTGTTAAATCCTCTCTCTGTACTCTTGTGATGTATGAATATTGTCCGCAATGTGGGCATTTCTCCGTTTTAATTGTCAGCCCTTTTCCGCGCACAACCTCCGTGATTGTAACTGTCGCCCCTTTCCCTATCGCTACGCCTGCCACATTTCTTATATCGCGTTCCAGCGTTGCTTTTCTTCCTTTCAGCATTTCTCCAGTAAATTTTCTCGGTATCATTTTTCTTTGTCCGTCCTTTCATGTTTTTTCTTCCATGCTTCCAAGTATTCCATCTGCTCCTGATCTTCCCTCGGATCCTTCGGCCGCTCTGGCCGGTTCAGCAGCAACGCCGCCGCACCAACGACTACTCCACAGAACACGATAATTCCAATCACTGCCATTTCTCACCCTCCTGCACTCTGGTTTTCAAGTAACATCTGCTCAAGCGATCCCATATCATATTGCCGCTGGTGGAAATTATTGAACTTATTTCCTGTGATCGGCTTCGCACTTTCCGCCTGACGTGGTTTGTTATCATAGTTTCCATCGATTACCTTCGCAAAATTGGCATCTTTCATCAGCCAATCAAAGTTTGCTGACCAGTTCCGGTTATTGGCACCCTTTAAGAAAGCGGATCCCTCTGCCTTTTCAAACATCTTTCGAAAATCTTCTAGGCTGTAAACTTTCAATCTGGCTCTGATTGCCTTCTTCCTGGCTTCGGATAATGTTTTTACAGATGGATAAGAAATGCAGATGGACCGGTAAAGGTCCACAACCTGCTCACAGGTTGCTTTCTCTTTATTCTTATCTTTATCTTCTTCTTTATCTTTCTCTTTATCTAGGCTGTTAACGTTGGATTCATGTAAATATTTATGTAAATGTTTACGTGAATCTTCACATGAACTTTCCTCTGTATTTTCTTCCTGCTCACCAGTCAGCAGAAGCTTCTGTTTTCTGCGGTAGTCCCGCTGGTATTCTCTCTGGTACTTCTTCCGGGCCTCCAGCTGCTCCAGATTCTGATGCTTTCCCCAGTTCGGGATGGTAATCACACCGTCCAGAATCTCAATCATGCCAAACTGCTCGAAGGTCTTAAGTGCCAGTTGTACCGTAGATTCCTTCCGCCGGAAGATGGTTGCCAGCATCTTGTCCGTGTAGGCGATTTTATCACTCAGCAGGAACACACCGCTGTTATTCATCTTCCCGGCAAGGCACAGGAGCTTAAACCAGATCACAATAATCGAGTCCGCCTCCGGCAGGCTCTCAATCAACAGAATCTTCTCATCGTCGAAGATATCTGTCGTGATCTTAATCCATTTGATATCCGCCATGTTACTCTCCTCCCTAAATCTCCCTGATTCGTATTCCATACACGGAAAGCATCAGCTTCCGTTTGATGATATAATCTTTCGTCCGGAATCCCTTGGTGTCTTCTACGATCGTAAGGGTATCCCCGTCCGGCAGAATCGTCTTGTATACAAAATCCGCTATGTAGGCACATTCCCGCTCGACGCATCTTCCACGCCCCTTTCTGGTTGTGCTTTCCGGATGCTCATACTGCGCCGGGATCAGCACATATTTGACCTGCCGCCGGATATCCTTTATTTCTCCTGCTTTTTCGAGGAGCAGAAGCTCCTGGTACCGCGCCGCCTCCCGCTTCGAGTCGAACACGATGCCATTCACTTCCACTTTTCGGCTGCCGTATTTATTTCCGGCATATCTTTTCCACGCCATTTCGCACCTTCTCTCTAGTTGAATGGAAGTTCTTCGTCGATGCCATCCGGGAGGCTCATAAAGCCATCTGGGTCTGTCGCCTGCGGTGCCGATCCTTCGATGTTTCCACTTGCACCCTTACTCTCTGCAAACTCCTGTTCCTCAACCACTACATCCGTTGTATAGACCTTCTGACCTTCCCGATTGGTATAGCTGCCGGTCTGAATCCGGCCGGTAATTGCGATCTTCGTACCCTGGCGCAGGTATTTCTCTGCAAATTCTGCCGCTTTTCCGAATGCAACACAGCTGATGAAGTCTGCAGTCTGCTCCCCTTCCCTCTTAAATCTCCGATCAACTGCCAGACGATACCGTGCAACGGCGGTCTGGTTCTGATTCTGTGAATATCTCACTTCCGGGTCTGCACACAGACGGCCCATCAGAATTACTTTGTTCATACTATGTATCTATCCTTTCTATCTGCCCCGCGCAGTCATTTTCCGGCTGCACGGGTACCTTTTTTCTTAAGATGCTATTCCGTGGCGTTTAAAGCGCCTGTTACATACCTGGCACCGCGCCAGGATAATCCGTGATATCCATCTGCCCCGGAAGGTTTTCTTCCTGCGGCGGTGCATTTCTCGGAGCACTCTGCCGGTTCGGTGTTTTCTGCAGGCGGCGCATGGCTTTGTTGTACTGCTCCACGCTCAGATCACTGATTTTTCCGACCTTGAATGTATTGTTGATCTGCACCTCCTGCACGCCGGTTCTTGCCAACTCTCCTTGCAGTCTCCGCAGCATCTCACCGTTGATTCTGCTGGTTCGCATATCAGCCGCTGGTGTATTCTCTGTCTGCTGGGTCTGCGGCGGGTTTCCGGCTGTCTGCAGACCATTTACCGACTCCGCATCCGGATCCGCCATATCAGATGTTGGGATGCAGAACACTTGGAAGCACGCATATTTGTACGCAATCGCCATTGCTTTGTTGGTCGCCTTGTCTCCCATATCCAGTGCTTCTCCCACGAGTGTAGACTCAATGGAAGATCCGTCCTCTGCATAGAACGTAAACTTGATTGTGCAGGTAACATGATGCATCAGCGTTCCTTTTGCCGTCTGCAGTTTCTCTACCTCCCGTTCCAGAATATCCGGCACGATGACCACCTTATTTTTCGCCAGCGCCGGATGCAGGGCATTATACACATCATCGATGCTGCGGAACTTAAATCCCTGCTGTTTATTCATCTTATCTTTTCCAACCGCGCCAACATCCGCAATCACACCGGCAATCGAGCGATAGATCATCGGATATTCCTTTTTCTCTGTTTCTGCCATTATGCCTGTCTCCTTTCGAAATAGATGCCGAGGCTGTTCAATGCCATTTCCGCCTGCTCCAGTTCATCCGGTGTAGCAATAATCTTATACCACATCGTAACTGTCTGCGGCTGTGGGAACGGAAGATCATCGCCGTCCTCTGCATCATCGAGGGAAAACGGTACTTCCGGCTCTGGTGTTTCCATTGCCGCAGCTTTCAACGCTTCTTCCGCCTTTTTCCGTTCTTCCTCTCTGGCCTTGGCGATTTCTTCGAGTTTCCGGCGCTCTTCCTCACGCGCTCTCTCGATCTCAGCCTGTCGGCGCTGCTCCTCTTCCTGCTGATAGCGGATGCGTTCTGCTTCCAATGCACGTTTTTTGTTGTCCTCGTATGTATTGACTTTTGTCAGCACCGCCGCAAGATCACGACCCTTTTTGTAGAGCAGCAGCGCATCGTCCATAACATCCGACTGCGTATTGCAGATGATTGCCACCTCAGAAGCAACCTTTTCAATCATTGCCAGAAGCTCTTTTTCGATCTGCTTCATGCTGGTGGTTGCATTGTCCCACTGTTTTACGTAGATCTCTTTGAGCGGCAGGTACTCCGCCCAATCACCGGCGCATTCTGCATACAGCGTTTCAACCTCTTTATGGCGCTTGCGGATGCGTTCTGCTTCCATCTCTTTCAGCTGACCATCGATCAGGCAGATCGGCTCGTCGATGATTTCCAGCAGCTCTTTCACCTTCTCCTCGAAGTCATTGTACGGTACCAGGCACTGCGCCTTGACCTCTTTCCGGCGCTTCTCAATCTCGTCTCTGGTCTTTCGGAGAGACGCAAGCTCCGCCTTGGCGACGCTCTTGGACTCCTCCGTAAACACCGCGCCCTGGTACTCCGCCATCTTTGCAGACAACTGTGCTTTCACATCCTCAAAGTTACACCGGATCACCGCCGGTTCCTGACTGATCTTAATCTGCAGTTCCTTCATTCTCTTTCTCCTCCTATTTCTTCCATGGCTCTCCCATGATTCCGAGCAATACGCACAGCGTGTTTACAGCAACATCTCCTTCGCGGATCACCATATCGCGGATGATTTCCACGGTTCGCTGGTCCTTTGCTTTCTCCTCATAGTCATCCAACGGCACCAGGATCTTATCTTCATTCACCTTTCTTTTCTCCTTCTTTTTTGTTTTCTTCTACCCGCTGCAATCCCAAGATTGCCGCGATTGTATCAGCGTCTGGAACGTTTTCAGCTTCCATGTAACGGCGTACCGCTTCGATGTAGCAGGTTGCCGCATCTGCCGCGCTTTTCTCTGTGCTTACGTCAATACCAGCATATTCATACTTTTTCATTCTTCTGCCTCCTTGTCTTTGTTAAAGTAATTCCATACGGTCCCCGCACTGCAGCCCATTTCGTCTGCAATCTTCTCATAGGACCATCCGGCCTCCCGAAGCGCCCTCATCTTGCCGGTATCCAGTTTCCTCTTACGGCCCTGTCCTGCAGGGCTCTTCGGGGGGGCGTTGGTTTTACCTCTTCTTTCGTTTCCGGCTCTTTCCGTGGCTGCTTCATGACCGCAAACACAGCCCCGGCTTCTGCAGCAGCACGGACTTCCTGCATAGTCATCCCGCTGATGGCCATCGGCTGCATGACGTAAATATCATCATGCATGCCATGCATCGTCAGATCCACGGCCTCCGTATATTCAACAATCTGCATCATTCTCACCCTTCTTTCAACGACCCTGAGCGGATCCACGCCGCAAACACCTCGTCCCGGCGCTCTTCTTCCCGCTCTTCCTGCTCCTCGCGGCACTCTTCGACGTAATCGCCGATCTTCTTTGCCACGAGCGCCAGAAGGAACATTCCAGCTCCCAGGGCGGCGCGTCCCCACAGGTCGGAATCCACGCCGCCGATGTAGATCCATGTACCAACCGCGCCGATTGCCAACGCAGCTCTATCTGATGCTTTCATTCCTTACTCCTTTCATACCCCATCGACTCCACCGCGGCTTCCATCCGCTGGCGAACGATCTCTTTTGCTTTCTCTTCTCCGAGTTCCTCTGCTGTATACTGCTGTCCTCCGATTGTGATCCGAGTAACAACCATGATTTCTTTCATAAGGCACCACCTCTTCCTTATCGTATGCAACCCGTCTCCGTAATGATTTTCTATTGATTCATAACCATTTTTGAGCTATTATGTAGTTGCAAATTGTTTTTTTGTATTCGTCCCATGGGAATTGGTCCTTCCTGTGGGACTTTTTCTTTTTATTGACTTTTTACTGTTCCACTCCTATTCTGGTTATACAGGGCACTGCCATGCCCGAGTTTTTTGAAAGGAGATCATCGTGAATAGCTCTGTTATTGTTTCTGTAATCACTGTAATTGGGTCGTTTACCCTTGTTTATCTAAACTCGATAAAAGACTCATCCGACAGAAAATACAACGTCAGAAAAGAACAGCTTTTAAAATTTTATGTCCCGTTTTATCAGAGATATCGCATGGGATTCTTCCCTCAAAATCAGTTGAGCACTATGTCTATTGAAGTACGTTCCACATTTTTGGATATAATGACTCAAAACATCCATCTCATGGAACCACTATCTCAGGCAATGTATTCTGATTTCTATTTAGCATTCCTAAACTTGGCGGAAGCTGAAAATGGCAATCCAGAATATCCATATGAAGAATGTGCTCAAAAAATGGACGAGATTTTTGAGGACCTGTCAAAAACAATCTTCATCGAGTACAGACAAATATTAAAGAAATGCCATCTGCCAGTGCCTTTAAAATAAGGCCTGTACGTTTCTTTTCTCTTGAATAGCACAATGCGGAAAGTGCATTCATTCCAAGTACAGTAATTACTACTGCTATGTCGAACATCAGCATCACCTAAAGCTTGCATCTCCAAAATCCAAACGGATAAGTCGTGCTGTTTCTCCGGAAGAGATCTGCATATTTTTTTTCCAGCTCTCTTCTGGAGAAATCAAACTGCATATCAATCCCAGTTCTCAGCTTTACCCACTGCGGATACGTGATCCCGTCCAGAGCTTCGATGTACTCACTCAATTTTTTTTGGCTCATACTGCCTCCTTATTCTTCAAATACTTATTCAGGAAATACTGCTGGCCTTTTCCGGTTACCTTTGTGGTTTTAGTCATCCGCACGCTGCCGTCCGGATTGGAAATCACGGTTTCTTTGATCTGGAACAGGCCGTCTGCTACATATCGCTGCGTCGGCATGTTCCGACTGGATCCAGTCTTCATAAGGTAACCTTCGTTTCGGAGCTGTTCAAACAGTCTTTTCTGTCCGGTATCTACGCCATTCTGACGCAGGAGCTTCGCAAGGTCGCCGATCAGGATGGAGCTGGTGCTTGCGCTCACCGCGTCCGCGAAGATTTCCTTCGGCTTCATGCGCTCGTTCTCATCAATCAGTTTCTTGTTATCTTCTTTCAGAGTGTCGATGGTTCTGTCTGCGAGCTTCAGCGCCCTTGCCATCACCTGCTCCGGAGTGTTCCAGGCTTTCTCCAGATCGATGAAGTACTGACGCATGATTTTTCCTTTTTCGGTTTTTGTCATCATGGAAATGTGTTTCGCCATATCCGTTGACAATAAAAAATCATCCAGAACTCTTTTTGCACCATTGTTTACAACCGTAGGTTTGCCTACGCTTTGATAATCCGTGCCTTTTTCAAAAACATCCACATACCTTGAAAACCACAAGCTGAATCTCTCTCTAATTTCCAGTGCTTCATGTAAATCTCTTGCTGATACGGTCGGCTGTTCTGCCTCGTAGTTAATTTTTAACAACTCGTTCATCTAATTCCTTCTTTCTATCTTTATTTTTGATTTTGTGTTATACTTCTTTCAAAATATTTTGAAAAGGAGAATTGCCATGAATAGTGATGTAACCATTATCCAATCTCGCTTTCACTACACCGAAAAAGCATATGTGCCAAACACTTCGAACATCGTAGTTATCATTGACGAGCTGATCAAATTGATGGAACCGTATTTTCACAAACAAGCCCCTACATTCCGACTTATAAATGATCTTCGCTTTGATCACCCAGAAACCGCTCCTACTTACGACAAAATTCATATCTGCTGTATGGACACTTCCTGGTCTCAAATAGCCTATCAATTTTCCCATGAATTCTGTCACCTTTTGATTGGAAGTCCAGTTCCACAAAAGATGCGATGGTTTGAAGAAAGCATTTGCGAACTTTCCTCTTTGTTTTTCATGGAACAGCTGGCCATTGTTTGGGCGAAAAGTGGAATCCTCGGTCATCCCGAATACGCGGGATCTTTTATCTCCTACTGCGATAATCGCATGAATTCCGTATCTAACCTTCAAAATCTTTTGGATGTCTCCGATCCATCTTCTAATATTTGGGTTCATGCTGTTTCCGAATGCTATGACAGAAATTTCAATTTGCAAATTGCCAAATTACTTCTACCAATTTTTCGCAAATACCCTGCATTATGGGAAACTGTTCCCCTTTTAAGCAGGTTACCAGAAGATGAACGCTCACTTACTCGGTATTTAAGTTATTGGAGCATCCTTTCTGGAGAATCATTCCGGCAGCCTTTTGTAGAACTCGCTGAAACTCTTCATTGTTCCATATAAGACCAATTTACCCACTGATTCTCACGCCATAACCAAAACTCAGCCGCGCCACCGTTGTAATAGATATAAACTTTATATCCTGTTACCTCTGGTGGCTCTGGTTTCCCGCCAAGCAAGATCTCTTCTCTTTTCGCCATGAACTGATGCATAGCAAAAGAAATTGTTTTTTCAAGCTGTGCATAGTCAACGCCCATAGCTCCCGGTGCTCCCTTAGGGCATCCGTAATTCTTGAACGTGTTCATGTAACTCACCTTCTTTCTTTTTTCTGTCATCCTGTTTCTGGCTTACCATGGCTTCTCCCATACCCAAGAGATAACCCTTATCAAATTCGGACATCTTCGGGATCGCGGTCGCGATTGTCTCGAGAATCTAAAAATTTGTTTACGAAATAAGTCTGTCCTCTCCCCGTCACTTTGGTCGTGCGGTTGATCCTTACAGATCCGTCCGGGTTGTTGACCGTAGACTCTTTTACCTCAAAAAGCTTCATGTTCATGGCTTTCTGGGTCGGCATGTTCCAATCAGATCCCTTTCTTTTGATCAGATAGCCTTTTTCTCTCATCCAATCAAAGAGACGTTTCTGACCGGTTTCAACGCCGTTCTGTTTTAAGAGCTTCGCCAGGTCACCGATCAGAATCGACGTGTGGCTTGTTTCTACCGCGTTGGCAAAAATCACCTTCGGTTTCATTCGTTCGATTGCCTTGCTCTGCTCCTCAATCGTCTTCTGTGCTTCCAGCACTGCCAGCGCAAGCAGTTCTTTTCCCTGCGGTGCCTGATAGCTACCAGTTTTCCGGATGGCTGGAAGAACCTCGGATGTCACCCAGTGCTTGAAGCGCTGCGCGCTGTCCAGTTTACTTCCGAAAATCAAGGCGTATAAGCCGGATTCGTTGATAGTTACCAATTTTTGGCGTCCCGAGGGGGTGTCCATTTCGTTCACCCCTCTGTCTTCTTCCAATACATGATCACGAACTGCTTTTTGCGGATAGCTATATCCCAATGCCAGCGCAACATCTTTTCCCACGAACCATGGTTCACCATTAATAGTCACTGTTCGGACAGCTCCGAACTCTTCTGAATTGAAAATTTTTACTTTGTTCATTCTTCCTCCTATTATTTCCATTGTAATATTTTTGTTACAGTGTTAGAATTAGTCTGTACCCTTATATGGGCAATGAAAGGAGCTGGTTATATTGACCAAACTTTTGACTTTGCCCTGTTCCCTTTATGAGCTATCATAGTCTTTCTCATATTCGTCAGCTAATGGGCTAATCTTTTATTTGCAGAACTAAGACTGCGTAAGTGACGAAATATTTTATAGAAGCATTTGGCACTACAGATGTGATTGAACATGTATGCAACGGATCGGGGCTTCGGCAACGGTTGGGGGCTTAAGTGAACAATCTGCAAAATATATAGGGTAAACAAAATTAGGCAAAAACTGATAGAATAGTGCTTCTGTCAGTTTTTTGTTCACTTGTCAGTGTCTTTTTAAGACACTTTTGAATCAAAAAAAATTGCATCCACATCCTGTGCCGTTAAATTATATCTCTCTTTCATCATTCGTATTTCGCCCTGCGTAAACTCTGCACCTCTTGTTTCATTTAACTTATTTGAAAAAGTAGGCCGCGCAATGCCAAGATACTCTGCCAATGTCTGTCCCGTATCATCAAACAGTTTCATTACAGACTCTAATTTTTTCTTATTCATTTTTTTTCACCTCTTTCTGTTTCTTGAATGGTGTCTTTTTAAGACACTCAAATAATATCATAGCTACAGCTGTCTGTCAATACACTTTTTCGTCTTTTCAAGACACTTTTTAAGATTTTTATTGCATTATCATTAAAAATGTAGTAAAATTAAGACACTTCAAGGAGGTGCTATATATGTGTACAATGGCAATCAGAATCAAAAAATGTCGTTTGGAAAATAATTTAACGCAGGAAGAACTCGCTGAAAAGTTGGGATTAAAAAAATCCGCTGTTGCAAAATACGAAAATGGGCGTGTTGAGAATATAAAACGTTCCACCATCGAGGAAATGGCTCGCATATTCGATTGTACACCATCTTACTTAATGGGCTGGGATGATATGAACACTACTGTTGCTGCACATAAAGATGGGGATAATTTTACACCAGAAGAATTGCAAAAAATTGAAGAATACAAAAAATTGCTTATTGCAGCACGGCCGAAGGAGTGATTCTTTTGACTTATGAAGAAATGCAAAAATCACATAATGATTTGAATATTGTAGAACTTGATCTATCAGAAGTGTCTGGATTAAAAGGATTTTATTATGCAGGAAATATAGCTATAGAGAAAAAACTTTCATCTATTGAAAAATCTTGTGTTCTTGCTGAGGAACTTGGTCATCATTATACAAGCTATGGAGATATTATGGATCAGGATATTGTTCAGAACAGAAAACAGGAACTCCGTGCCCGTCTCCGCGGATATGACCTGCAGATCGGTTTGATCGGCATCGTCGAATGCTACAAACACCACTGCCGTTCTCTCTACGAGATGGCCGAATACCTACAGGTAACAGAAGAATACTTAAAAGAAGCTCTGGAATGCTACAGCAGAAAATATGGAGAGAATCTTGTTACAATAGATAACTATGCAATCCGGTTTGTTCCATCTTTACAGGTGATGGAATTCTGGAAATAAAATTTAACATGGAGCTAAAAATATGGGTAGAAAAATATCTCAAGAAGCTTTACGCAAGCACAAAGAAGAATCTTTAAAAACTCTCGAAACTTATATTGACTCTTTAATTAATGATGAAAATCCCAAAATTCAATCTAAAGCAGATAAATTAAGCTTTTGGCTTGAACATTGGACTACATTTCTTTCATTTGAATCAAAATTTCGCTCAACTTCTCTTCGTAGATACAAACGTGGGGAAATCATAAAAGTTCATCTCGGCTATAATATCGGAAGCGAGGAGGGAGGCTTGCATTACTGTGTCGTTGTTGAAAAAAATAATTCTATTAATTCTCCTGTGATAACTGTAGTCCCGTTGACTTCTGTTAAACCTGCCACTGATGTAGAACATTTAAAACCAGGATGCGTATATCTTGGGAATGAACTTTTTACCAGCTTAAATTCTAAAATTATTACGACTCAAAAACATCTTAGCTCTAATATTGCAAATGCTCAGGAACGTCTTGAGCATCTTAAGCAAATTGCACCATCTGATTATTCTTCTGAAAATTTTTCAGAATTGGATTCTTTGCAAAAAGATCTTGCAAATATGCGCAGGGAAAGTTCTCTTCACTCAAGAATGCAAACTGAAATCAACAAAATGAAAAAAGGTAGTATTGCTTTGGTTGGGCAAATAACAACCATTAGTAAGATACGAATTTATGATCCTAAAACCAATTATGATATTTTAAGTAATGTTAAATTATCAAATGAGATGCTTGATCGCATTGATAACGAAATCATAAAAAAATTCACAGGTTTAAAAAAAATATAAATTTTTTTGCATATTTTATTGACATTTACATATATTTGGGTATAATGAATAGGAAAACAAAGCCGATATCCGGCAGTATAGAAGACATCGCCCTCAGGCAACTGACGGGCAACTATTCATTAGGAAGACCCTGTAGAAATACAGGGTCTTTTCCGTATTTGATTTTCAAAAAAGAAAAACCGCCTTGGTGTTCGCAGCACCAAGACGGCTCAGTAACATTCCGAAGAATGATACCGTTTCTCAACAAAACATATTGTATCATCTTCGGAGACACCAATCAATCAGAACGTTTGTTTTGGTGTTTTTCTTATACCCAAAATTAAAGAAGGTGATATTATGTCAGCACTTAAAAACGGTGCTCTCTACATCCGCGTCAGCACCGCGGATCAGACAGAACTCTCTCCGGATGCCCAGCAGCGCCTACTCCTGGACTACGCGAAGAAGAACGGGATTGTCATCGCAAAAGAGTTCATCTTCGAGGAATCCGTCTCCGGCCGGCATGCGGACCGGCGGCCGAAGTTTCAGGAGATGATCGCGCTTGCCAAACAGGAGTCCCACCCGATCGACGTGATCCTGGTCTGGAAATACAGCCGGTTTGCCCGTAATCAGGAAGAATCCATCGTCTACAAATCACTGCTGAAAAAGAGCAATGTAGATGTGATCAGTATCTCAGAGCCACTGATCGACGGTCCGTTCGGTACGCTGATCGAGCGTATTATCGAATGGATGGACGAATACTATTCTATCCGTCTCTCTGGCGAGGTTCTGCGCGGCATGAAGGAAAAGGCTCTGCAGCACGGCTACCAGACAACGCCATGTCTTGGATACCAGGCGGCAGGCGGCGGCAAACCGTTTGTGATCGATGAAGCGGAATACCAGATTATCAAATACATCATGGACCAATATGATCTTGAGCATCTGGATCCGACGGCGATCGCCCGCAAATGCAATGATCTTGGATACCGCACCAGACGCGGAAACCGGATGGAACGCCGCTCGGTTGAGCGGATTCTTCGGAATCCCTTTTATGCCGGCACTGTGATCTGGAACGGGATATCGTTCGAAGGTGCGCACGAAACCAGACTTGACCGGGAACGTTTCAACAACCGGATCAAACGTATGGACGCTCGCAGAAGAACCCCGAAGAGCCGAAACCCGTCCTCCTGCAAGCACTGGCTGTCAGGGCTCTTAAAATGCCCCGTCTGCGGCGCTACGATGACGGTAACGGCCGGGAGCACATCTTGTCCGTACTTTCAATGCTGGAAATATGCAAAAGGCTTCCATAAAGGCTCCAACTCGATCACAGTTGCCAAAGCAGAGCGGACCGTCTACCATTACTTCGATGATATCCTTGCTGGTGCGGACTTCTCCTTCGCAGTCCGCGATCGAAAGCAGGAGCAGGAAGACGATGAGACCATCCAGCGGCTGCAACAGGCCCTGGAGCATCTGGCTGCCCGCGAAGCTCGCGTGAAGATGGCTTATGAAAATGGGATTGATACGCTGGAAGAATACGGTGCCAACAAAAAAAGGCTCGCCGAAGAACGGCAGAGCCTGCAGGAAGAACTGGACCGCGTGCTTACGCCCGCCGCCCCGCCGGAAACAATCTCAAAAGAAGATTTCCGGAAAGAGATAAAAAACATCAATGATATTCTGAAAAATCCTGAGGAACCAGCCGAGAAAAAAGGACTTCTGCTCCGCTCCATCGTGGATCGTATCGTCTATGAAAAAGCTTCCGGGACCATGTATTTCGACTTTTTCGTTTCCTGA